CGCAAGAACTTATTATCGTCAAATCGAAATGTGTCAACAAACTGCCCTGCTGTCGACCAGTAGGGGACATCCACAGGTTGATTTTCATCTTTAGAAGATACCGCACCACGGAGAGGTACTGCCGTGGCGAACCTTTGGAAGCCCCAACGGGTCCCGATTCCCGGGATGTGCTCGAGCAACAACATAGGCCGAGCACCCCTACGCAGTTCACCGGTAAGATCATAGTCGGTCTGAGATCTATAAAATACAACCTCGGCGAAAACGCCACCCGAGGCCGACCGAATATGCTTACCGGAGCTAGAGAACTGCGCGCCACACAAGGACGCCAAGCTCTCGTAGTGGGAAGTCACAGGGGAAGGAAGACTAGCACACAGATCATCTCCACAAATGGAGAAGGGCCAGCAGTAAGGACCATAGCCTGTCGCTTTGGATGCACTCGTCACCCAAAAGATATGAATCAAATTCAGCATAGGCCAGGTCAACGGGAGCCCCATCGGAGATCCGCACAGCGATGGCAAGATCAAACCATCAGGATAGCGGACGATATGGGGACCAAACTGCGCGCGGCCGAGCCACCTAACGTGCTCAGGCCACTTAGCCCCGTCGCACAACCCCTCCCATCCCGAAAGGAAAAGGGACTGTGCGATCATGTCTGTGGCAGCGGTCAAGTCGGCGCTCAACACTTCAGTAGACGAAGGCTGCGCGAATACCTCACGCACAGCCTTATACTTGTCTCCACGGAGCACCGACCGACACGCTGGGTGTCCAGCAAGCCATTTCAGAAGAATTCGTTGAATCGGGAAACTAAGAACAACTTCCGATCGTTGATGCTTGCTCACCACTCTAAACTTCCACCCCCGCTCGGGGATCGCGACAACTTCGGCGAAAAGAGGGTCCTGGTCGAGAGGGAATCTGTATCCAGATTCCTCCGCAACATGGGCTCTGACTCGGAATACCGGAATACCTGCCGGGTACTGAGATTGGTCGTACACCAGTTTGGTCTCCGGGCCAAACCGTACGGCACCTCTCCTCCCCCGGTGCATGGACTTTACCGACACAGAGTCTCCACCAGGACGCTCGTCCTTTTCGTCGATTGGCAACTTCCGCTCGCGGCGGGTCCGAGATTCGGACGGAAGCGTTGGGTCAACCTCAACCTTCCGTTCTACCAACGGAATCTCGAAATCCGAACCGCGGCGTGCCTTAATGTCGCCAATACCTCGGGGCTTGGACCCGACCCAAGGCCATGGATGTCTTTTCAAAGACTTGGGATATTCTTTTCCAATTTGAATTTTAAATTCCTCCCAAAGCGCACCGTACAGCGCTCTTTCCATGACCGTTGTGTCGAATACCTCGGCCGGGAGTTGATCTTCCAACGGGGCGACGACCTTCATCGCCGCCCTCCGATGTCGTTCAAACACGATATCATCGTGCGCCAAATTATAGACAGCACGA